TGGCCATCAAGCAGCGGCTCATCAGCGATGGCGCTATGGGCTATCTCGCAACCGCCGACGGCCGCCGGTTCATCGCGCCGGCAGAGCCCGAGGAAATACCAGGCAAGACCTGCCCGGCCTGCAACCAGGACAAGGAAGCCGAGGAGTTCTGGGCAGACCCGAACCGCAGCGACGGGTTGTTTTATTACTGCATCGCGTGCGAATCCGCTCGCCGCAAGGAGGTCCGACGAATGAAACGCGAACACCAACAGGCCATCAATGTTGCCGCCACACTGGCACAACAGGCCGCAAGGAACTGGGACGAGGCCACCGCTCTGCTCGCCAAGGCGTGGCAGGAGATGGTTGCCGCAGACACCACGATTCGGCAGGCCCGAGCAGCTGGTGCGACCAAGTGCGACTGGGGGCAGATTGACCTGCGTCTCATGCATCAGGCTGGCGCTTACACCCTCGCCTACGCCATGACGCACGCCCGCTACCCATGGCCGGGCTCTTTCCTGCACAATGACGCCATGCCGACCACATTGTCGGCGTGGGTGGGAGATGACCCGGCAGAGCCGTACTTGAGCGCCGGAAACACGAAACTGGAGGAAGATGCAGATGGCAGCAGCGAAGGGCACGATGCCCCCGAACGCGGGGAAGGGACGGGCGCCGGGCGTTCCGAACAAGGCGACGACGGCATTCCGGGAGACCATCCAGAAGCTGCTCGAGTCGAACTCGCAGAACGTCAGCCTGTGGCTGAAGCAAGTCGCCGAGGAAGACCCCGGAAAAGCGCTTGACCTGGTTGCCAAGCTGGCTGAGTACGCCTCGCCTAAGCTGGCGCGGACCGAGGTTTCGGGGATGGACGGCCAGCCCCTGCAGATTCAGGTGGTGAAATTCGGTGGTGACAATTCCCAATGACTGGCAGCCCCTCGCCCACCAGCTGCAGCTGGTAAGCGCGTTTGAGGGCGGCAGGAAGCGCATGGTGGCCGTTTGGCACCGCCGGGCGGGCAAGGACAGCACCGCGCTGAACCTGACCGCCACGGCCGCTATGCAGCGGGTGGGCGTGTACTGGCACATGGCGCCAACCCAGCGGCAGGTCCGCAAGATTGTCTGGGACAACATCGACGGCCAAGGCCGGCGCATCATCGACCAGGTGTGGCCAAAGGACATCCGCACCAAGGCCAACGACCAAGAGATGAAAATCGAACTGGTCAACGGCAGCATCTGGCAGTGCGTGGGGTCGGACAGTTACGACGCGCTGGTCGGTTCCAACCCGGTCGGCGTGGTGTTCAGCGAGTTCAGCCTCGCAGATCCAACCGCATGGGATTACGTCCGGCCCATCCTCGCGCAGAACGGCGGGTGGGCACTGTTCATCTACACCCCCCGCGGCAAGAACCACGGCTACACCCTGCGGAACATGGCGCAGGGCAACCCGGACTGGTTCTGCCAGACCCTGAACGTCGAGCAGACGGCCGTCATCTCCCCGGAGATAGTCGCGCAGGAGCGGGCCGCCGGGATGTCCGAGTCGATGATTCAGCAGGAGTTCTACTGCAGCTTCGAGTCGCCGAACGAGGGCGCCTACTACGGCAAGCAGATGTCCGCGGCATGGAACGAGGGCCGCATCACCCGTGTGGCACCAGAGCCGGGCATCGATGTCGAGACATGGTGGGACCTCGGCATGAACGACAGCATGGCCATCTGGTTTGTCCAGCCGGTGGGCCGCGAGCTGCGCGTCCTGCACTACTACGAAAACAACAGCGAAGGCCTCGCGCACTACGCGAACTACTGCAAGGACTGGGCGGTAAGCAAGGACCTGCGCTACCGCCGGCACGTCATGCCGCATGACATCGAGGTGCGCGAGCTGGGCACTGGCAAGAGCCGCCGCGAGGTGGCCATGTCGCTGGGCCTGAAGCCGGTGTTCACCGCCCCACGCCTGGACGTGGAGGACGGGCGCGAGGCAGTGCGCCGCCTGCTGGCGCGGTGCTGGTTCGACGAGCGAGGCTGCGAGCGGGGCGTCTCGGCGCTGACCGAGTACCGCAAGGACTACGACGAGCGGTTGAAGGTCTACCGTGACAGCCACCGCCACGACTGGGCCAGCCACGGGGCCGACGCCTTCCGCACTGGTGCTATCGCGTTCCGTGAGCAGGACAAGGCAGGCGGGCAGGCCGGCACCATCCAGCTGCAGAAGCCGCGGTTCTCCGTGTTCACATGACCGAGGACGAGCTGATTCAGCGAGTCGATGATGCGTGGCCGCGGCAGCTGTTCTACGTTGTGTTCGCCGATGGTGGCCGTCCGCAGTGGTGGGACCGCTGGCTGAAGCCGGGCTTCCGTCACGTCTACGTCCTGATCTGGGATGGGGCCTGTTGGTTATTGGTTGACCCGCAGCTTTCGCACGTCCGTGTGACAATCTTGGACCAATTCGAGCCGACACCTCCGACCGAGTGGCTGCGCGTTCCCGGCGCCACCGTCCTCGAGGCCCGGCCCGAGGTGGTCGACGGCAGGGTGCGGCATCCGTGGATACTCGGATTGCTGACCTGCGTTGAGGGCGTGAAGGCCGTGCTCGGTATTCGGCGCCCATGGATTCTGACGCCGTGGCAACTGGCCCGGCACTTGAGGAGACAGCAATGGGTTTCATGAAGGCCAAGCCACCGAAGCAGACTCCGGAAGAACTCGCCCTGGTGCGAGCGCAAACCGCCGAGCTGTCCCGCACTTCAGACCAGCTGAACGAACAGCGCCGGCGCATCATCCGTGCTCAGACGGGTGGCCGCGGTTCGCTGCTGTCCGGTGGTGAACGCGGTGTTCGTGCTGGTGAAACTCGCTCGACCCGCGGTTCTGGTGGCGGTGCCACTGGTGGCCGCACCATGAGCGGCGTTGGTGCTGGTCGTGCTGGCGCTGCCGGGTATTCGCCGGGTGCTGGTTCGTCCATGTTCGCTGGCTTTGGTGGCGTTAACCGCGGTACTGGCGGCGACACGGCCAACCGCTGATGCCCGGCTACTCCCTGCCCGACCGCCTTGGCGACTTGAGCGGCCTGCTCAAGCGCTACGATGCGGCCGTCGCCCGCCGCGACCAGTTCCGCACCCTTCTGCAGGAGTGCTACGACTACGTCCTGCCGGACCGTGAGCTGTTCCGCAGCCACTCGCCGGGCGAGAAGCGGGGCAAGGAGATCTACGACTCGACCGCCACGATGGCCGTCAATGAGTTCGCCTCGCGTATGCAGGCCAGCATCTGCCCGCCGTACCGGCAGTGGTCCAAGTTCGTGCCGGGCCCCGGTCTGCCGAAGGAACAACGCGACAGCGACGAGCTGCTGCAGTACCTGGACGAGCAGACCGACCTGTTCTTCAGCTACCTCAACCATAGCAATTTTGCTATCCGCAGCCACGAGACGTTCCTCGATCTGGCTGTCGGCACTGGTGCGCTGACGCTGGAACTGGACGAGCAGGGCAAGGGCTTCAGCTTCGAGTCCATCCCGCCGGCTATGCTGGCCATCGAGGAAGGCCCGAGCGGCATCATCGAGACCACGTTCACGGACCGCAAGTGTCAGGTCTCGCACCTACCTCGCCTGTATCCGGGCGTTAGCCTGCCCGATGCGTGGGAGAAGGCGCTCAAGGACAACCCCATCATGGAGGTGTCCTACGTCAACGCGGTGGTCTACGAGCCCATCAGCCGCGAATACTTCATGATTGCCCTGGCTAAGGCGCCGCAGCACATCCTGTATGTCCGCGCCTTGGGCGACACCAGCCCGGTCATCGTGTTCCGCTGGTCGGTTATCCCCGGCGAAACATGGGGCCGCGGCCCAGTCATGGCGGCGCTGCAGGACATTCGCACGCTGAACAAGGTGGTCGAGTTCAACCTGACGGCAGCGGCCATGAACCTTGCGCCGCCGCTGACTGGCGTGTCTGATGGGGTCCTGAACCCGTACACCGTCCAGATCATGCCGAACACCATCATCCCGGTGATGAGTAACGACCAGGCTAATCCATCATTGCGGCCGTTGATGACTGAAATCCGGCCTGACCTTACCCAGTTCATCCTTACTGACCTGCGCCAGCAGGTTCGGTCCAGTCTGTTTGCTGACCCGCGCCGCCGCGAGGGCCCTGTCCAGACGGCCACCGAGGTGATGATTGAGGACCGAGACTTCATTCAGCGCATTGGCTCGGCCTTCGGACGCCTGCAAACTGAGTTCCTCGAGCGCGTCATCAACCGTGGCATAGCCTTGCTGCGCGGAATCGGCAAGATGGCACCGTTCAAGGTGGATGGCCGCGAGGTAACGCTCAAGCATCTGTCCCCGCTGGCGCGTGCTCAGGACAACGAGGAGCTGATGGCGCTACGCACTGCCCTCGAGATGACGATGCCGTTCGGGCCGCAGGCCGTGCAGATGTCCTTCCGTACCGAGTCGGTTGGCGAGTACATCGGCAAGCGTGCTGGCGTGGATTCATCGCTGCTGCGGACTGACGCAGAGCGCGAGCAGATAATGCAACAGGTGGCGCAGGCTGCGGCCATGCAACAGGGGATGCCAGAGGCATGACTGAAACGGTGAGGGAAGCGGTGTCCCGCAAGCTGACTGGGGTCAGCGGGTGGGAATCACTGGAGCTGGTGCCCAACAGGGAAACCCAGCAAGAGCAGTGGGCGGCTATGTTCGCCATTGCACGGCTCACAGCCGACGTATTTTCCACCGAGCGGGGGCGGGAATTGCTCGAGCATCTGGTACGCACCTTCGTGGCCAGACCCATTGTTCTCCCCGCTGACACCCAATTTGCGGCCGGCATCCGTCAGGGGCAGGCCGATGTGGTGCTGCAAATCCTGCAGCAAATTGAAATCGCCAGAAGGGGAACGCCATGAGTGAAGACACGAACACCGAACAGCCGGCAACCGCCGAGGTTGCCAGCCCCACCGCCGCGCCTGCCGGCGGAGATCCGACGGGGGCTTCCCCCTCACCAGCGCCGTCGGAAGCAGGCACTCCCGGCCTTTCGTTCACCTATCAGGATGCCGCCCTCGAGCAGGTGTTTGGCAAGGTAGGCACGGACGGCCGTCCCGAGAACGTCGCAGCCAAGTACTGGGACTCAGACAAGAAGGCCATCAAGGCCGACGTGGTGCTGAACCAGCTGCGCTGGGCCGAGTCGAAGATTGGCAAGAAGATTGATTCCATTGGCGCTCCGGACCAGTACGAGCTGCAGCCCACCGAGAAGCTGTCGGCTGAGGTACTGCAGGGGTTTGCTGAGGACCCGCGCCTGTCGGCGGTGTTCGAGAAGGCGAAGGCGCTGGACCTGTCCGGCTCTGCCATGCAGGAACTGGTCGGCGCGTTCCTCGAGCAGGACATGGCGGCCACTGAGGAAATCATGCAGGCCGAGATTAAGTCGCTCGGCGAGAATGCCCCGCAGCGCATCAAGGACCTATCGGACTGGCTGGATGCGTCGGTCGAGCCGGTTCACCGTCAGGCACTGAAGGACCTGTGCACCAGCGCCGCGGCCGTCGAGGCCATCGAGTCGCTGATGCGGGCAGCCCAGCCGCCGAAGTTCAACCAGGCATCGGCTGCCCAGGCGCCCACCGGCCCAAGCCGCGAGGACTGGGAGAAGATGTACTTTGCACGCGACGACCGTGGCCAGCGACTGGTGCAGATCGACCCCGGCTACGCCAAGCGCGTCGAGCAGCTGCGCGACAAAGTATTCGGCACCGAGCGCCGCGACTCGAACGGGCGGCGCATCGCGTAGTTATTGCCTCGCGGTTCCGCGGTAACACGGGTGGCGGTACTGTCACGCCATCCGGTTATCGGAACTACCGTGCAAGCGGCCCGAGCAATAACTGAATCCCCCGGCGTGGGGGTGCCACGCAAGTTCCGGCCCACATCGTGGATCTACCGGGGCGACACACCAAGTGGTGACACCAGTCACCGTGTTTCGTCTGTCACGGAGTAGATCACAATGTCTATCTATCTGACCGATGCCGCCCAGCAGGAATTTGCTGCTGAGGTCAAGCATCAGTACCAGGGTGCCGCCATCCTGAACAACACGACCCGCGTTCGTCGCAACGTGGTCGGTTCCACCGTCAACTTCCGTCGCTTGGGTACTGGCATTGCCAAGACCAAGGCGATCCAAGACAACGTGAACCCGATGGGTATCACGCACACGAACGTGGCTTGCACGCTCGGCAACTGGCACGCCGCTGACTACAGCGACATCTTCGCCCAGGCCGAAGTCAACTACGACGAGAAGGTCGAGCTGGCCAAGAGCATTGCGCTCGCCATGGGCCGCCGTTCGGACCAGATCATCATCGACGCTATCGGCACGGGTGCTTCGGCGAACGTCGCCGCGGTCCCGACCTCGGTTGGCGGTGCTGGCACGGGCCTGAACCTCGACAAGGTGCTTCGTCTGTCGAAGCTGCTCACGGACAACGGTGTGCCGAACGACGGCAAGCGTCACCTTCTGGTGAACGGCCGTGGCCTCGAGCAGGCTCTCCTGCTGTCGCAGTTCAGCTCGGCTGACTACAACGCCATCCGTGCGTTGATGGCCGGCGAGATCAACAGCTTCATTGGCTTCCAGTGGCACATCATCGACAACCGCACTGCAACGGGTCAGGAAGGCGGCCTCGGGCTTGCCTCGGCTGGCGTCCGTCAGGGCTGGGCGTGGCACGAAGAGTCGGTTGGTTTCGGTGTCGGCATCGACATGAAGACCGAGATCAACTACATCGCCGAGAAGACCAGCTACCTGGTCAACGGTGTGTTCAAGGCTGGAGCCTGCGTCATCGACGTTAAGGGTGTCCAGGGCGTTCAGTACACGGAATAAGGGGAGCACATCATGGCTTTCGATCGCAATGGTCTTTACTGCGTTACCCCCGGCGTGCCGGCCGGTCATCGCATCTGGAAGTACACCACCCTCGACACCCTCACGGACGTCGACGGCTCGGGCTACTTCGACAGCGCCAGCAAGGAGCTGGCCATCGGTGACATCGTCATCGGTGTGACGGTGACGGGCACGGTCAAGACGCCGACGGGTTACACCGCCGGCGCCGACAAGGCCGGTCTCGCAATCGTCAATGGCAATGCCTCGGGAGTGGTGGACATCACCGACTTCACGGACATCGCCACTGCCGACACCGACTAATCGGTTTCCTGCAACTCGTCGGAGAGGCGCAGGTCTTTGGCGGCGGTATGGGTTAGCTCCTACCGCCGCCGTTTTGAGGAGCAAGCATGGCCACTATTTCTGCCGCGGTTACTCAGGTCAGCGGTCAGGCGGCCGTCATTACCTGGGCGAGTCTCACCAGCGCCACGTCTGACGTAGGCGAAGCGGTCGAGATGCCGTACTTGTCTGACCGTTCGGTTCAGGTGTTTGGCACCTTCGGAACCGGCGGCACCTGCACGCTGCAGGGCTCCAACGATGGCACGAACTGGGCCACCTTGGACGATACGCAGGGCACGGCGATCGCGCAGACTGCGGCTGGCGTCAAGCAGCTGGCCCCTATCACTCGATACGTTCGTCCGAACATCACGGCAGGCAGCGGCGCCACGATCACTTGCGTGGTTTATTGCGCCAGGTCAGCCTAAGATGCGACGCCGCCGCTCTCTAGGTGGCGCGTTTTCCCCGCGCAAACTGTTTGCCAGCGGCGTAAATGGCGCATGGTACGACCCTAGCGACTACAGCACGCTGTTCCAAGATTCCGCAGGCACAACTCCTGTCACTGCGGTTGAGCAATCTGTTGGGCTGATGTTGGATAAGTCGCAGGGCTTAGTGCTGGGGTCGGAGTTAGTACCTGCCACAATACCCTCGGTTTCAGGGGCCGGGTGGACTACAAACGGCACCAGTATTACGGCAACTAGTTCCACGGCATCTGGAACTATTACGTTGGCGGCTTCAACCCCAACCACAAAATCGTATCAAGTAACTTTCACCGCCTCCGCATTGTCTGGCGCTACCTCTTACATGGTGTTTAGTTCTGGCGTAGCCGCCCTCACTAAGCGAATAAGCACAGCAAAAAACTATTCGTTTATCCTTCCAGGGCAAGGAACTGCGGTTCTTGAGTTTGCCCCCTATGAAGGGACTGCCTACAGCGTCACTATCTCAAACATTTCCATCAAGGAAATTGCAGGCAACCACGCCTTGCAAGCCACTAGCGGGTCCCGCCCTGTGCTTCGGGCGCGGTACAACAATTTTGTTGCTACCGCTACTCTTGCTACGCAAAACGTCACTACGCTAGCAGCCTCGTACAAACTGTCGTTTACCGGCACAGGCACCGTTACGCTAACAGGCACTAACGTTGGGGTGTATTCGGCTGGCACAAACACCATTACCTGCACGGCGGGAACGCTAACAGCCACGGTTGTTGGTACGGTTACAAATGCTGATTTAAGATTGTCCTCTACGGCAACGTCTATGCCTGCGTACCAATTGGTTACAACATCAACCAACTACGACACGGTTGACTTTTTGCCGTACCTTGCGCTAGACGGCTCTAATGATAGTTTTGGCACAGCCAGCATAAACTTCACAACAACCGACAAAATGTCTGTGTGTGCTGGCATCACGAAGTTAAGCGATGCAGCGCAGGCCGTAGTTGCTGAGTTGAGTGCAACTATTGCGAGTAATAATGGTTCGTTCTTGTTGACTGCGCCTAACAGTGCTGCCGCTAACTTTAACTTCAGCAGCAAGGGTACTACGCAGGTAGACAATACTGTTGTTACTTATGCTTCTCCGTATACAGCGGTGCTTGCTGCAAGCGGCGACATTTCCGGTGGCACTAATTCTATTAAGGTTAATGGCGGCACGGCTACTACATCTAGCTCCAGCCAAGGCACGGGCAACTACGGCAACTATTCGCTGTATATTGGTCGCCGCAATAACGCATCTCTGCCATTTAACGGGCGTATTTATCAGATGGTTTTCTGCGGCAAGGCACTCAGCACGTCGGAGCTGACTGCCGTTGAAACATTCGTCAACAGAAAAACGGGGGCATATTAATGGCCAACCAGAAGATCTCTGCCCTCTCCAGTGGCAACCCCGCCGCCAGCTCTGACGAGCTGGTCATTGCCCGTTCTGGCGCCAACTACAAGGTGACGGCCGCATCGGTGGCCGCTTTGCGTCTCCCGGCTGGCAGCACAACTCAGGTGCAGTACAACCTAGCTGGCGCTCTGGCTGGCTCTGTCAACATGACATTCAGCGGCTCGACCCTGACGCTCGGTGTGGCCGGCACGGCTGGCGGCGCCCTGGCATTAAAGGGTTCGACCTCTGGCACGGCAACCCTGCAGACGGCCGCAGCTGCTGGCGCGGTAACTGTCACTCTGCCGGCTGTGACCGATACGCTGGCCGTGCTGGGGGCCAATACGTTCACGGGGGCGCAAACGCTGTCCGACGTGGACATTGTCCTAGGCACCACGACCGGCACCAAGATTGGCACGGCGACCGCGCAGAAGCTGGGGTTCTACAATGCCACCCCTGTGGTGCAGCAGGCCACGACCGGCACCACCACCGGGTTCACAGCTGGTGGTCCAGCCAATGGCGTTCACGCCGACAGCACATTCACTGGAAACAGCGGCACCAAGGCCTACACCATCGGCGACATCGTCCGGGCGCTGAAGAACCTTGGTCTGTTGGCTGCGTCCTAGTTACTTGCCGCCCATTGCCGACGGGTGATTCTGTCGGCAAGGTGGCAGTATCCCGCATTGGAGGCCACCCATGCCCAGCACTAGCGAAGCCCAAGCCCGCCTGATGGCGGCAGCTGCACATGACCCGAAGTTCGCCAAGCGCGTAGGCATTCCCGTGAAGGTGGCCAAGCGCTTCAACAAGGAAGACACCGGCACGAAGCTGCTGTCCAAGGCGATGAAGGCCCGGTCGCTGTTTGATTCCAAGGCCTAACCGTGGCCGCCAAAATCGACATCGTCAATGGTGCGCTCATTGAACTGGGCGAGACCCCGCTCCAGTCGCTGACCGAGGACACGGAGTCGGCCATCACGGCCAACTACGTCTACGACCAGGTGTATCACGACCTGCTGTCCAAGGCGCCGTGGCGGTTCGCCGTGACCAAGCAGACGCTGTCGCAGCTGGTGGCTACTCCGCTGAACGAGTGGGCGTATCAGTACCAGATTCCGTCTGAATGCGTCCGGGTCATGCGGGTCTACCCCGATCAGGACTACGACATCTACGGCACCTCGATCTACGCTCAGTCCAGCGAACTCGCCGTGGACTACGTTGCCAAGGTCGATGAGGCCGTCCTGCCGCCCTACTTCGTGCGCCTGCTGGTGCTCGAGCTGGCGGTGCGAATGTCCATTTCCATCACGGCCAGCGCCCAAGCAAAGGGGACGCTGGTGCAGGAGAAGCAGCTGCAGTTCGCCGCCGCTCTTGCTGCCGACGCCCAGCAGCGCCCGAACCGTCCGTTCCTGTCTCGCCCGTTCCTTGATGTCAGGTACTGAGCATGGCTCAGACCAGCCTGTTCAAGAACAACTTCACCTCGGGCGCACTGGACCCCCGGCTGCACTCTCGACTGGACATTGCCC